GCACCTGTGCCTGTGGCAGCACCTGTGGCAGGCTCAGACCCCTGTGCACGCGCCTCGGCAATAGCAGTCTGGAAACGGGCAACCTCTTCAGGCTCAATCGTTGGGCCAAACAGTTGGTTGAAATAATTTATGCCACCTGGGTCACCTTGACGGCCTGCATATTGCTGGTAAAGCTGTTCGACTGTCAACGCAGGCGCAGGTGCAGGCTCAGACCCCTGCGCACGCGCCTCGGCAATAGCAGTCTGAAAACGGGCCACTTCAGAGGGATCAATTTCAGCGCCAAACAGTTGGTTGAAGTAATTTATGCCGCCTGGGTCACCTGGGCGGCCTGCATATTGCTGGTACAGCTGTTCGACGGTAAGTGCCATTGTTTGCTCCTAAAGTGTCTTTGCAAGGACAGTCCACTGTGGGCTGTATCCTTCATCTTTCAAAAATGTCTTGGCCCAGCCTCTTCGGCCTGCCAATGACACCCTGGTGCAGCCCAACGACTTGCCCCAGGATTCGATCATCGGTCGCATCCTTGAGAGTTCATCGAGGTCGCCACCAGCCAAGAAGTAATGCAAATTCTTGAGCCTTGGATAGACAATGATCTCTGTCAGCACAATCGACTGGGTTGCAGGCCACACCTGCAACTGATTCTTTTCTACCATCTCAAGGACATCCTCAAAATGGTGTGTGCCGCCAGAGTATTCTAATGCCGCCTCCACATGCTGGCGCAGCCTCTCCAAATGCTCGCGGTCACTCATCGCTTGCCAGCCGCCACCGCATCTAGGCGCATGACACCCACGCGCCAGTCAGCCAAAACAGCGCCCGTCACCTTCATGTTGATCTGTCGGCCAGAGAATCGCACGCTTGTCGGGTTCGATGCCGAATACGGTCCAAATGAGAACTCCGCACCCGTGGGGTAATTCCGCGCCGTGAATGACACCACCGCCTCGCCCAGCGCCTGCTCGTCTGGAATAACCTCGCGCACGCTCATGATGTTGTCGCCGTTGCCGATCTGCACGGGTCCAGACTCTGCAAAGACAGACGCACCGTCATAGTTAAAGCCCACCTCATGCTCGTACACATACCCATCCACCGACACCGCCATCGGGCGTGAGAACACCCCAGCGTCCGTGCCAGCGGTACGCGCCAGTGTGCCCACGGCCCAGTGGTTCTCGCGGTAGTTGTATGTAACGTAGCTGTCGTTCTCGTTGCTGGCGCTGCTCGGGTAGTACCACCAGATCTCGCCGTACTGGCTGTTGTGTATGGCGTACACCTTGCTCGATTGGTTGAAGTTCATGTTGCCAAAGATGTAGTCAGACACATCACTGGGCAGCGGCTTGACGTAGCCGTCATAAATCCAAAAGCCCGACTTGCTCATCCAGATGGCCGCAGTGTCAATGGCCGCCACCGCCTGAGCCGAGATCAGGCCGCAGCCGCTGCCTGCCTTCTCAAAGCCGTAAACGAATGGCGCGCCCACATACTGGGCCGTGTGGACATCCACATCGGTGAACAGCAAGTTAATGCCCTTGACGCGCTTGCCAGCCAGCAGCGCACCTGGGGTTGCCAACTCAAAGTCACCCGCCAAGTTGTCGGTGTCAGGGGTCCAGAGGGTGTTGTTCTCTTGGTCGCACCACTGCACTTTGCGGGGGTTGCCACCCGCACCAAGAGCAAACAAGATCCGCTCGGCAGTCACCAGCACGGCCTTGTTCCCCGTTGGCGCGTTGGTGATGGCCGCAGCCAAGGTGGGCGTGGCAAAGTCAAGCTGCCACTCGTAGATCTTGCCGTCAGCGTTGGAACACGCCACCAGATACTCACCCCATGTGTCCAAGGACCAAGTGGTGGCCGGGGTGATGGAGCCAAGGTCAGGCCGTGCCACACCGTAGCTGAACTTGCCGTAGTCGCTGTAGCCGTAACCCGTCTTCACAATGGCATCACCCGTGCCAGCCGTGAACCCGGTTGGCGTAATGTCCTTGATGGTGCCGGACTCGCTCATGGCGTAGAGTTTGGAGTGTGTCCCCAAGGCCGTGTGACGGATGGCGCTGTTGTCGCGCCAGTTCAAAAAGCCTCGGCACATGCCTGTGATCTGCGTGCCCGAGCGTTGCCGCCAGCCGCCAACAGGGCGCAGGGTGTTCTCGTACCAGCGCACCAGGTTTGCGTCATACCATCGGCCAGCGGCTTGGTACTCGGTGCCATTTCGGTAAATGCCAGGCGGCAGTTTGATCGGGATGTACATGGCTTTAACCTGGTAAGTTGGACACAAAGGTCAAGGTGGCGATGGCCGATGGCGTGGCCGGGCGTGTCGGGCTGGTGCCTGCCGCAAAATGCTCTAGGCTCACATCGGTGCTGCTGACTTTGCCCACGATTTCCACATAGTCGCCCGCCACCAGACTCACAAAAAAATTCAAAGAGGCAATGATGTGGCTGGGGTCACCCGTTGATTTTCTGGCCGAGATGTGGAATCGGCTGTTGGAGTTGTCAATGTCGGTGCCGTTCTTGCGGAACCAGATCTCAAAGTCTTGGCCGTCATTGCTGACGTTCTTGATCTGCAAGGAGAACTGGACGTTCCAGATGCCGTCCACCCCCACCGTCAGTCTTGACCCACTGGCAAGGGTCACGCCGTTGGAGATGTCGGTGTTGCTGAACACCACCGGGTAAGCCGTGGTGGTGCTGGCGGCCACCTGGTCCGTGTCATCATGAAATGCGCCATGAGGCGTGTTGATGAACTTGCCGCCCTGTGGGCCAAACAGCGCACCCAGCACGCTGATCAGTTTGCGGAAGTAGCCGTTTAATGCGCCGTTGTTTTCGGCAAAGTAGCGGCGTTCGTACCCCTCTGGGGCAAAGCCCAGGCTGGGGATCGACGGGACTTCTAATTGCTGCTTGACGTTTGCCATGGTGCAATTATTCCATCAATCACTCAGAAACAATGCGATCTCGGCCTTGCGCCTTTTGACCAGACCGGGCAGCACTTGACCACCGCCCTTGGTCCACATCATGAATGCCTCGGCTGCGCCCTCCCAGTCGCCTCGGTTGGCCTTCATACGGATGGTGGAGCGTTGGAGGTTGCCTAAGCCAAAATTGAAGGATATAGATACCAGAGCGTCAAAAGCGCCTTGACGGCCAGCACAGCCGGGAACAAGTCGTAAAACACCACGTTCAAAAGTTGCGAGGTCATTCTTGAATATTTCAACCAGTTCTTCTTTTGACCAAATGCGATTGTCTTCGGTTTTAAGTTGGTAGTCATCGCGAATCATCCCGGTATAGCTTTCAGTTCGCACATTTGGCAAACGCAATTGGTCTGAATACATTGCATGGCCCCAACCCACCGTCCAAATTTTTGCACTGCATTTGTATGGTTTGTTGCGGTAGCCTTCAAAATAGTGCATTAAGTGTATGCCTACATCAGAAGTTTTCACTTCTTACTCCAATTACGACTTCCGAACCAAAAACCGATTATTCCTCCAAGCATAGCCATTTCGTCCGGACTGAAAATAATATCTGCGTACCTTAGTACGTCATCCATGTTGGACACCATGCCGGGGTTGGTCCACAGGTAGTAGCACAGGAATGCGTTGATAGCGACCAACTCCATCACAAAGATGTAGGTGACCGTGGGCCTCACCGTTCCGATGTAGTTGACGATCCACCGGGAGCCATGCTGAATGATGGTCTTGTCATGGTCTTGCGCACCCTTGACCATCTCAGCCTCGGCCTCGGCCATCTGCGCCTGGGTCTGCATGGCGACCTGCTCGGTGCGGATCTCTTCGACCCGTGCTTGCGCTGCAAAGCCAGCAGCGGCCAGGGCCAGTTCACGCTCGGTCTGGACAGCGGCAAGCGCCAACTCGTGCTTTTGGTCGGCCTTGTTTTGGAAGTATTCCAGCAGCTTGGGCAGGCCCGAGATCAGCAGACCGCCAAGGGTTGAGATGAGTGACAGCATTTATTTACCTTTCAGGTGATTGACAACGTACAGGCCGATGATGGTCAGGGTGCAGACCACCACAAAAACAGCCGACCACATGACAATGGCCCAAGCCTTTTCGACCCTTGCAGCCTTCTTACGCGCTGCGGCTTTTTCTTCAGCCTCGCGCCGCTGCTTGGCTTCTTTCTGGAACTTCAGCCAATCCTCCCACAGCCCTGCCCTGCCGTGGTAGACCATCATGCGCTTTAACTCGGCCTCGTTGTTCTTGATCTGCTCAAGAGCCGCAAACGCTTCCATGTCGTTGCCGCTGCTGGCTTTCTTTTGGATGGCGCTTTTGTTGTCAAAGAAGTCAAACAGCTTCTGACCCGCGGCCATGATATCGCCGCCGTTTTGGACAGTTTCCTTGATGACTTGGAATGCTGCGTTCGCCGCCGCGAGTTCAACCAACATAGGCCCACACCATGATTTTGACGCACCAGATGACTAGGCCAACAAGCAGGGCCGCCGCGATAAAGCTGACGGCCCAGTCTTTCATTTGAGGATCCAGACTGCGGAAAATATAGTGCCTGCCATTGACAGGATCATGACTCCGGCGGTTCGCATCATGATGCCCTCGATGCGCTTCAGACGGGCGTTGATTTGCTCGTAGCGGATGGCACAAATTTCTTCATGTGTAAAGAGGCGTGCGTCTGTTTTGTCGATGGTGGTCATACTGCAACCTTTAAATTACTCTGTCGGGTTTTCTGGCTCTGCGGGCTTCACCTGTGGTGCGGCCTGCTCTTGAATCTTGACGATCAAAGGCCACACGCCAGACTTGGCTGGCATCTCGCCAAGCACGTTCAGGATGAATTGCACTTCATTGGTTTCGAGATTCAAGTTCATGCCTGACCCCAAGGCGTTCCGCTGGCTTGCACAGGATTCTTTTGCAGGGCAATGTTGGCAGCCAAGGCAGACTCAGTGGCATCTTTATCCACACCGTTGTTCCAGCACCAGTTCAAAACTTCTTGCATGGTCACATCAGCGTAGGGGATGGATGGTGTAGCAGCGGCAAAGCTGCAAGTGGAATAGATGGAGGCTGTGTAACCCTCATCAGTTGCTGTGGCAGTCCAGTGGGCCGTAGTGATGAAGCCGTTTGCGACTTCATAATCGGTTTGGGTAATTGTCCAAGTTGTAGTTGCGGTCATGATTTTTCCTTTCAGTGATTAAATGTTTGCGGCATCCAAACGCGCCTTGAGTGAGTTGATAAGGGCTTGCTGCTCTTGGATGGCTTTGATAAGCCGAGCCTCTGTTTTACCGTAGCCGGAGACAGTCAAGAAGCCGTTTTGCTCACCGATGGCATCAGGGTAAACCTGTTGCATCTCTTGAGCGACAAAGCCCGTTTGATGACCAGAGCCATCTTTGTAATCGAACTCCACGGGTCGCAAAGCCATTAAGTTGCTTAGTTGCGGAGTTAGGTCAACAATGTTTTCTTTCAAACGGGCATCAGAGAAAGAACCAAAAGCCGCTTGTGAAGCCCCGTTGGCATTGATTTGCCCAGAACCAGTTCCTTGTGCATTAACAGTAAAGCCAATAAACACCTGACTGGTTGTTGTTGTAGCAGATGGTTTGTCAACGTAAAGCGTGAAGTTACTGTCGGTGAGGTCAGGGTTATACAATCTGGCCGCAGCACCTGAAGCACCAGAACCCACAACGTACAATCTTGCACCCGCAGAAGTTGATGTAGTCCCCACCAGCAAGTCCCCGCCGGAAGTGATACGGGCGCGTTCGGTGGCGTTAGTCCTGAAAATCAGGGGCATATTGCTTTCAAGACTTAAAGCGCCGTAGCCAGTGTCGGAGATGATCCTCATGTCTGCTTGACCAGTCATTTGCACTTGCAACTGCGTAGTAGCGGCCCCGGCTACATGAAGTCTATTTGATGGACTCGTAGTCCCCACCCCCAAATTCCCACTCGCATCCAGCGTCATCGCCTGAGTAAAGGTGATAGCGTTACCTGCTGTGCCGGAGGGGGCGGTGAACCAAGCGTGACCAGTATTGTTGCCTTGCAAATAAGCGGCAGCAGCTACACCTGTAAACTTATAAGCAAAGTTTGCGCTTGAGTTTAAGAAAGCGTTGGACGATACGTATGTGAACTGCGTAGATGTGCTATTGCTGTAAGAGCCGATGCCGCCAGTAGTGTTGAAATCAAACGCCTTGTTAAGCGAACTTGAAGCACTCGGAGTAACTCCCAAGCCGAGGTTGCCGGATGCGTCGAGGGTCATGTCATAGGCGGCACGGGCAGTGTAGTTAGCGCCAAATCTCATTGCGGCATTTGAATACTGCAAAATATCCGCAGTACCACTGTTGCCGTTCTTTTGAATGACGAAATAATCACCGCCACCCAAGTTTGCACCGTCAGCATCTAACGCCATTACTGCTTGTCTGCTTGCCGCTGTTGCGCTTGAGGTGTTGTAAAAACCACCGCCAGCATTGTTTGCGGCAGTTGCATCGCCAGTTCTAAACCACCCAGAAAAACCAGCGCCAGTGCCGCCTACTGCTTCTAGCCGTCCAATTGGCGAACTCGTCCCAATACCCAGACCTGTGGAGGTCAGGCGCATTTGTTCGGAGGAGTTGACCGTAAACAACATTGGGGTGTTTGTGGTTGACCAAAGCCCTGTTGTAGAAGCTGAAGCAAACAACTCAATTTGTGTCCCGCCAACACCACCAATTACTTTGTATGAGGCCACGTTATTAGTCGCAGCATCGCGAATTGCCACAACAGAAGCACTACCAGAAAGCGCACTGCCGCTAGCTGCTCCATTGATAAGAAAGTTGCTATTACTAAACGTCAGCGCACTCCCCGTGGTCAGGGCACTGGAACTTGAGGCGTAAACCACCCCGTTAGCTGTGAATGATGTGAGGTTTGTTCCACCATTAGCAGTCGGCAGTGTTCCTGTCACACCACTAGTTAAAGGCAGTCCTGTCGCATTGGTCAGCGTTGCACTTGCTGGTGTACCCAATGCCGGAGTCACTAGGGTGGGGCTGGTGGCAAACACCAAAGCGCCAGAGCCTGTTTCGTCTGTCACCGCTGCGGCCAGTTGAGCCGATGTCGCCACCAACGTGTTGCTGGTCAGGTTGATCGTCTTGTTGGTCAGGGTCTGCGTGGTAGTTGTGCCCACCGCCGTCACACCGCCCAAAGTTGTGGCAGCAGGCAGGGTGGCCGTGCCAGCCACATTCAGCGTCTTACCCGCGCCGACATTCAAGCCCACGCTGGTGCCGTTACCAGCAGCCGCAAAGACCGCATCCACCGAGTCCAAGTCGGTGTTGATCTTGGTGCCCCAGGAATCAGTCGAGGCTCCCACCTCTGGTTTGGTCAGCAATAAGTTCGTGGTGGTTGTATCAGCCATATTTCACCTCATGCGGCAATTTGCCAAGTCTCAGTATTATCCGCAATTGCCGACCAAGTTTCGCTTGTGTCTTCAATCGCAGCCCAGGTTTCACTCTCATCAGTCAGGGGGGTCCACACCTCTTCAGTGTCAGGCAGTGCCGACCAACTCTCAGCAGTGTCAGGATCCACCACCCACTTCAGGTTTGCATCGACCAGCATCTGTGATGTGGCCTCAAACAGCACATCAAAGGACTGCCTGCGCACCCCATTGACCGACATCCCCGATGCCGCAGCGATCACCACCGACTGGTTGACGATCACCGAGGTGCTGACCGTCATCTGCCCAAAGTCTTCAATCAGGATCTGGATCAGCGGCACACGCACCGCATTCACGGCCATCGCGCTGGCATCCACAGCCGTGGCACTGGCAATCGCCACGCGCAGTGCCGCAGCAGACGCGCCAGAGGCCGATGCAGCCGTTGCCGCACCTATGGCATACCGCACAGCATTTGCGGCCACGCTAGAGGCGCTGGAGGCCGTGGCCGATGCCACTGCAATTCTTTGCGCCGCAGCCGATGCGCCGCTAGAGGCCGACACCGCCAAGGACGCATCCTTGATCGGGTTGGCCGACACCGACACCGTACTGGCAGCAGAAACAGAAAACGCACCTATGCAGATGCGTTTTGCGTCCACGGCCACCGCACTGGTGGCCTCCATGGTGACAGCAGCGAGGCTTACGCCGTAACTGTAATTCCCTAGGCCGTATGGACCAAGACCGTAGGCAGCCATGTCATGTCAATGTGACATCAAGGTCGCCAGCAGGGATGCGCAGCACATCGCCATCGTTGATGGTGCGTGCGGTGGACAGCGCAGCCCAGGCCAGCATGTTGCCGCTGGTCGATGCGTCAAAGATGGCCGCCCAGCCAATGGACCCCCAGTTGCCACCAGAGGCCGCCGCAAACTCAATCGCCGCAGCATTGGTGGCCGTGGTGGGCGATGTGCCCGACACGCTCATGGTGCCTGTGACCACTCGGGCGTAGCCGTTGCCCGACACCTCAGTGCCGCCGCCTGTATCAGATGGGGCAGCCGTAAACAGGCCCACATACCAAGCTGTTGGGCGTGTGGCCGTGTTGGTGGTCAACAAAAAGTTAAGCACCAGATTTTCGGTGTAGTCGGTGAAAGATGACATCGCCTAGTCCTTATCCAAAAGTTTTTGCTCGGGTCAGCAGCGCACCGCCAGAAGATGCAGCGCGATCATCGGCTGTGCGCAGATCATTCAATGCACGCTCGTACAGCGTGGCCCATGTCTGAATTCTCGCATCGTCTTGCAGGTATGGCGCAGCCTGCAAGAGCGAACCGTACAAATAAACGTCTGGACTTGATGTCAAAAGCCAATTGCTGGTCAAATCGTTTGACAACTTTGTCAATTTGGCAAAGTAGGTCAACTCGGCGGTATAGGTTGCATCAGGGATGGGAACAATGCGGAACTGCCCACCAACCACGCCAAAAAACTTGGGCTTGCCGCTGCCCGTGTAGCGCGTGGACTGCTCGTCCAATGCGTCAATGCTCAAAAACGACAGGGGCGTTGGTGGGTTGGTGCTGGTCAACTTCAAAGACTTGGTTTCCAAGAAGTCAGCAGGGACAGCGCCATACTGGGAGTCAAAAGACGCATTTGCCCGAACAATCATCTGGCGCGTGCGCAGCGTGCGCTCGATCTGCGCTTCGGCCAAGGAGATGAAGTCGGGGATGGTGGCCGTCAGGTCTGACCTGTTGAGCCAGTCTCCGATGGATGTCTGTAACTGTGCGTATGTGCTAAGTGCCATGTTGCGCCTCTTTGTCCATTTCCTCCTTCACGATCCAGGTGTGGTCGTGCCGGAACTCAAACGTGCCAATGTGCCCAATCTCTTTAGACACATCGTGGTCGATGTAGACCTTGTAGCCGAGTTCTTGTGCCTTCTTGCAGAAGAACACATCCTCGCCCATGTAGCCACGGGTGGTCTGCCAAGGCATGTCAAACCAAGGCTCTGACATGCCCTCAAACACCTCACGCTTGATCAGCATTATGCCTGTCCCAATGCTTCCCACCTCTTGCAGTCCAGTGGACTCTGGCATGGTGTAGACGGGGATGCGCTTGCCGTTCTCGTCATAGTCTTGCGCCGTGGGGCCAGTGGGCATTCTGCGCCGTGCGCAGTTGGCGGCCACGATCTCTTTGTCGTGCGCCAAGAGGCGGCCAACCAAGTCCTGGGGGAAGGTCATGTCGCTGTCGATAAACAGGATATGCGTGCAGCCCTCGCGCATGGCATCAAGGCACAGATCCGCACGCTGGTTCTGGATGATCGTGCCCTGCATCAACTTCAGACTGATAGCGTCTTGGGTGTTGAGCGTGTGGTACGCCACCATGTTCACCATGCAGTAGGTGTAGTTGGTGTGGACCTGATCTCGGGCTGGCGTGCAGACTGCAATGTAATTCATACTTTTCCTGGTCGAGTTCTGAAGAATTGATTTTCGGAGTCGTTCAACCAGCGCTTCATGTACTCCTGATCGTCAATTTTTCCCTCGGCCTTCATCTTGTAATACAAGGCTTCTGGAATGCTTGCGACCAAGTGCCACTCACCCGTCCAATTGGCTTTCTCGTCAACTGAATTGTAGATGGCTTTGTTGGCCTCAATGACATCGGTAACGTCCTGTTGCGTCTGGATCGTCACCTCCTCGGTGTCGGTGTTGTAGTGCCAGTGGCGGGTGATGCCTTGCTGGGCGTTGACATCAAACAGTTTTTTTTCAATCATAAAAAAAAGGGCCAAGTTTCCTTGGCCCTTTCCCGTTTGGTTTAAGAAGTAACCAAGTCTGCGGCCAAGCCGTGGGCGTTTTCAGCGGTCACTTTGTGACCCCATTCCACGATCAGCATGCGCTTCTCAGCGTCACCTGTTTTCGCCAGTTCGACTTGCTGGTAAGGACGCAGCACGGTCATCTTGGCGTAGTCAGGATCGATCACCCATGCGTCACGCTCGCGTTGGAACCTGTTGGCAATAACTTGCACGTTCCCAAAATCTGAGACATAAATATCTACAGCGCCTACTAAAGTAGCAGGTTTTGCACCGCCATCGATATTAAAGCGTGAAGAAGCAATACCCGCAAAACCGGACACGCGCTGTTTGTTGACAGGGCCGCACATCAGGATCTTTGGAGTGCCGCCAGCGGTCCACACCTTTTGAATGACGTTCTTCAAGATGGTTTCAGTGAAGGTACGCACGTTGCCATCGGTACGGGCGCTGTTTGGCAGCGTTGTGTACGATGGATCGACACCGTTGGTCTGCTTGTCGGTGTTGGTCTTGACAAAGGCACCCAGCGAGGCAGTAGCGCGTGCAGTGGTGGAATCACCAGCCACAGCAATAGCGCCGTTCAACATGCTGAACTCTTGGTCACGCTTCATCTCAGCGCCACGCTTTGCGATCTGGTAGGCCAGTTCGCTGCGGCGACCTGCCTTGTTGACCACTTCTTCAGTGGCCGACAAGATGATGGTCTTGCGGCTGATCTGTGCGTAGTTTTGCAAACGCACGGTGGCAGTGACAGCATCAAACGATGCGACATCATCACCTTCCAGTTGAGCATTGGCAGCGGCTGCGGCCAATGTGTCGGTCTGCCACTCATACAAGCTGTTGGACACGTTTTCACGGCCAATGTTGCTCATGTAAGGGGTTTCTTCAGGAGCGATGTTTGTGATCACATTGCTCAAGTCTTCGCGGATGCCCTTGGCCGAATAGGTCAAGAAGGTGTTGCTAACAATAGCCATTTTGATTACCTCAGTAAAAGTTCAATTGCAGAAACCGCATCGTCGATGCGGCCAGTTTTTGCAAGACGCTGCTTTGCCCTCGTACTCTCAGTTGTTGTCGAAACCCGACCTGCTGCTCCCGGCTTGGCAGGTCGTGGGCCATTGTTCACAACGGGCTTGATGCCCTGGCGTTTGCTCACCATCTGGTCGTACAGCCCCGCTTTACGCAGCAGCAAAACCAGACGGTGGTCGTAAACGCTCTTCAAGTCTTCCTCAGAGAAACCTGCCGCCTTCGCAGATTCAATCACCAGCGCCTTGTCGGCTTGCGCCTTCTTGGGATCTCGCCACTCGGGCAAGGCTGCCAGCAAGGCATCTTTCTGGCTAGAAAGTGTCGCCTGCATGGCACGCTGCTGTTCATATTGGGACAGTTGAGATAACCGCTGCTGCTCGGCCTGAATAGCATAGGCTTTCTCTTGTCTCTCCCGCATGACCTCTTTTTGCCGCACCCATTCGATTGGGTCTTCATGATAAAGACGGTCCAAATCGACTTGCGGCTCGGTCGCTTGAAGTTGTGCTTGCAATGCACCCAACAATTGAGCGTACTGTTGACGCTCGGCCCGAACTGCCTGCGTTTCTTGCTCGACTAGCTTGCGCACCTCGGCAATCTGCTGCGTTTTTCGGGTGTAGTCCTGGGTCCGCGAATAACCCTTTTGGAGTTCGTCCAGCGTTACAGAAACTTCCTTGCCATCTAATTTGACGGTGAAAGTCTGTGGCTGTTCTTGCTCCTCGGATTCTTCGCCGTCCTCGGACTGTTCCTCTAAGGTTTCCTCATCTGGCGCGTCTTCCACACCAGAGGATTCCTCCTCAGAAGCCGCTGTCTCAGAGTCCTCTTCGGACTCCTCGACTGGCTGCGCCTCGTCAACTTCTGCTTGTCCCTGTTCGGGGGCCATCATTGCCGAGATAGCAGTGGCCGCATCGGCCACATTCATTGCTTGAGATTCTGACATCATTTACCTCAAATTAGTTTCTGCGTGCGGTCCATGGACTTTTGGGCAATCTTGCCGTTGTCCATGATCTTGATTAACTCTTGCCGCAGGCCGTCAATGGCCTGCAACATGCACCAAGCTGTTTCGCGCTTTGCGGATTCTTCAGGCTTCGATGACCGAAATGCCCAAAGCTGATCCCCCTCAAGTTTCGCAATTGCAGTGTTGAGGGTTTCGTCCTCAAGGATCTGCTGGGCCTTTCGGCCCTTCCTAATCTGGTCGTCGTTGGTCACTGTGCCATTCCGTTAAAGGTTGATGGAGCCTGCTGCGGTGCTTGCATCAACTGCGCTGCCTGCTGCTGCGCAATCACCGCCTGCTGGCGTATCGCTTCACGATCAATATTCTGGGCCGCATCAATTTCGGCTGTACTGATCTGTGAGTTGTACTTTAACTCAATTTCGTATTTTTTGAGGTACAGATCTTGAGCCATTTGGTCACGTTTTAAGTCATCGTCCATCACCATCTGCTGGCGGCGCAGTTCCAACTCTGCCGCCTTTTTCTGGATGTCGGCCTTGATGCTCTCGGCCTGTACCTGCGCCAGCACCTGCTCTGGCGTGGGCTTGGGCTGTGGCGGTGCTGGCGGCACATAGTCGGCCGGGATGTCTTGGAAGTAGCTGGACGCATCCTTGAACCCAGACAACTCCACGATCTTGCGCAGCGTGTTGCTGAACTGCTGCGGAGTCACCAGCGGGTTGGTGGGGCCAAGCTGCTGCAAGATCTGCTCTTGCTTGGTCAAGATCATCATCAAAGCCTGGCGGCGCTCGTTCATGTCTCCATTGCCCAGCCCAATGTTGATGCTGGCATCCATGGTGGACTCCCAGTGGCGCGGATCCATCGCCACCCACTCGTTGCGCATCCGCACCATGCGTGCCTTGTCCTGATGGGTCACCACCAAGAACAAGATGCCCTTAAACAGCTTCTTCATGCCCTCGGCCAAGATGCGTGCTGTCAACTCAATGCGGCCTTGGCTGGCGCTGATCGTGGCGTTCACCGCCGCCTTGGTGCTGGACTGCAAGGCATCGGCATTGAGGCCCATGGCCGCCTTGCTCATGCCCGTGCGGTCTTCCTTGATCTGGTCCATGTACTCCATCATCGGGAAGGCAGCCTGCCCGACAAATGGCGTGGACAGCGGCTGGACCATGCCAGGCGCACGCATCCGAATAATCGCGCCTGTCTCGTTGTTCAGCACATCGTCGATGTTGACCTGGCCCTCCACCACGGCCGTGCGCGGGTGGATGGACTGCGCCAGGCTGTCGAGCGTGTTGCGCAGGATCTCCGACTTGATCTCTTGCAGGTCGCGGGTGATGTCAAAAATGCTCATCGCCTCCAATGGCGATGTGTGCGGCTCGGGGTCACATGGGAAGTCGGCAAAGGGGATGTAAGAGGCTGGCAGGTTGCGCACCACCTTGTAGCCGCCGCCCATGCAGCAGACCTTGCGCAACTCGGCAATGCCATCGCCGTCATAGTCCACACGCGAATATGCCTCAACATACAGCACCCGCCGCATCATCGGGTTGGCAGCGTCATTGGTGCCGAATGTCGTGGACAGCGGCTGGCGTGCCAGATACTCATCATTGCTGTCCAAGTCATTGGACATGATGTTCTCTTCAATCTCTTCTTGGTCATACCCCATGGCGATCAGGTCGGCCACGGTCGCCATCTGGCGGTGGGCAATGATGGTCGAGTCATCAAAGGACCGGGCGCGGCGGTCCAGCAGCAACTCCTCGGGCGGCACGGCCATGATGCGGATGCGGCCATCCTTGGTGATGCGCTTGATCTGCACATCGTGCAGCATGGGCGCAGGCATCACCACGGGCTGGCCCGTCATCGGGTCCACCGTGGTCAGTTGCATTTCATCCACCTCGGGGTCAGGGTAGGACACCACGATCTTGACCTCGGCCTCCGGCTCTTGCATCAGCATTTGCAGCGTCTGCTCGTCCAGCCCCGTGTACTCGTCGATGTTGACCTTCTCCTCGTCCTCCCACCAGAATTTCGCAATGCCGCACTTGCGCACCAGCGAATCCTTAAAAATGGCGTAACTGGTCAGGAACCCGTTGTTGTCGTTTTGGAAGATGTAGTTGACGTAATCGGTCGCCTGCTGGGCGTTCGCCACATCCTCTGGGCCTCGCGGCACAAACTCCACCACGTTCTCGGTGCTAAAGAAAACACGCATCAGGCTGGGCAGCATGGCGCTCACCGTGTCGCGCACCTCCATCGCCACCACTTTGCTGTTGCCCTCGACCTCGTTGCCAAACAGGTCGCCACGGTAATACTCGGTGCCCTTGGCCCGTGTGGGCGAGATGTCGCTGTCGATGTAGCTGACCGCATCCACCAAGTCTTGCGTGATGATGGACTGCAATTCCGCATCATCCATGGGCTGTACCGCCGTGATGTCGGTGTTAATGGTGTTGGTGATGTCTTGCTCGTTCATGGTGCAACCTTTGTGAGAACCACATACATTGAATCCACAGCCCGTGGCGTGCGGAGGATTTCGGCTTCTGGCAATTTTAGTGCCTGACCGACCGCTGAAAGACGCATCTCCAGCATGGTTAACTCAAACCGATCCGGCCAGTTCAGATACCAGTGCCAATCGGTGTAATAGCGCCAAGAGTTCTCGTTAAACGCTCGGACATGGGTCGGGTCTTGCCACGCCCCCAGGCTCAAGTCATAGGGCACATGAATCCGCATCTCCCCGCCGACTTTCAGCAGTTCTTTGCAGTTTGTCATGGCCGCCACCAAGTCGGGGATGTGCTCCAGCACATCGTTGGCAAAAATGACATCAAACATCTCGCGCCGGATCTCCAACTCGCCCAGCCTGGTAGCAATTGTCTCACCCCAAGGGATAGTGGTGATGTCCAGCACCCAGTCTGGATTCTTGCTGGCCTGAATGTCGGCATTCAGGCAGTCCTCGCGCCAGTCCTTGCCCGAGCCTAAATTAAGCGTCAAACCAGGCTTTTGCATACTCTGGCCTGTTCTCTAGCAGCCAAGGCATCGCATGGTCGTGCAGTTTCTTTGCATTAAAGCCAATTGTGTGGCTGCCAATGTGGTGGACATAGGACGCGCTGACAAAGTGGCTGAACCCGCGCTCAATCAAATCCCGACAATGCACATCGTCTGAATACCAATTCAGCGGGGGGAACCCCCCACCAAATGCGTTTTTACTGATGTACGCAAAGATGGGGCTGACCTCTTCCACCATCTTGATGTGGGCCTCAGAGGGGAATTTGTAAAAGTGCAGGCGCTCTGGCTGGTCCGTGATCCTGACGTTTTGGCACGGCCTGGCCGCATCACTTCTGGCGGCAATCCACCCGGCCTTGACGCTGTGCATACTCTTGACGATATGCACATCCTCCATCAGCGTCTTCACGCTGTCAGGGGTCAGCACAATGTCATCGTTGGCAACAATGCAATCATTCCAGTCCTTGAGCGCCTCACCAATCACGTTGTTGTAGTCATCGCCAAAGTTGCTCGGCTGGCCGTAAATCTTCAGGAATGCCTGGTCGTACTGCTCAATGACCGACTCAGGGCCGCGCAGGTAAACAGGGCACTCTGGGGCGTACTGCTTGATGGACTCCAGCAGCACCGCCAAGCCCTTGCCATGCACAGTCGAGATACAAATAGGGATCATTTTTTGGCTTTGTTTCTGGCCGAGATGGCCTTGGCCTTGGCTTTGGCATCTTCCTTGGAACTTGCGCCCCACGCCTTCAGAGACAGCAGCAGCCGAGTCGGCTCCCCGCCCTTCATCTCCGGCCCAGGCATGTTGCCCATCCGCGCCAAGAAGCTGGCCCGTCTGGGGTTGTCACCCGACTTGACCGGGGCTTTCAGATTCATGCCCTCGGCCTTGGCACTGGCCCGGCCCTTGGCATTCAAGCCGCCCGAGGGGCTTTTGCCCTCAGCACGCTGCCATGCCGGGGTCTTCATTTTTTGGCCCTGGCAGGCTTGGCGGTCTTGGCCGCCGCCTTGAAAGCCGCCGCAGTTGGCGCACCCTTGGTGCCGGGCTTGCGCATCTTCTCGCCCGAACCCTCCTTGATGCGCTCACGCTTGGCCGCGATGTTGCTGTACAAACCTTGTTTCATGATTCGTCTTCCTCCTCATATTCTTCGCCTTCTTCACCCTCTTGCTCACCCGTGTTTGGGCCACCCACCACCCACGCATCGCAGGTGCGGCTGGCTGCGCACTTGAAGTCAAAGATTTCGCAGTAGCCCAATTCGGCCAACTCAATCGTGCCCCATGGGTCGGCATCCATGCCAATGCCACCCGCGATGCACTCTTTGATGTCATCGGACACGTTGAATGCCGCGCAGTTCCCGCACAGGCTTGTCTTGGCTTCCTTCTCGGACACATCCCATGTGTCAGCCTTTTTGGCCCAAAACGCACGGTTGGGCAGCTTGGGGTTTTGCGGCCCATAGGCCGCGCTGGTAATCGCCTTGGCGCGATTCTTTAGGTTCAGCGTGATGTCTTGAGTCGGCATCGGGCAGTTGCTGCCCTCCTCCATGTCTTTGCCTTCTTCCATGTCCATGGCTTGCTCCATGGTGCGCTTTAGCGTTGCCATTACTTCTTGCTCCTGTTGGTGGCTGTGCGCTGGCCGCGCATAGGCATCTTGGCCTCAGACATGGCAATGGCGACCGCCTGCTTGGGGTTTTTCACCACCTTGCCAGTGCCGCCGCTGTGCAGCTTGCCAGCCTTGTACTCGGACATGACCTTGCCGATTTTCTTGTCTGCCTTGCTCATGCGCATAAAACCTCCAGTTGGTTAGCCCAGATTATGCAACCCGCGACAGGTTTCGGCGCAGCGGCTGGCTCCACTTGCTGCTCCCCGCCGAGCCGTACATCCCCGCAATTGCGTCACTTGCAAACGTCAGCACAAACGCATCGGCCTTGTCTGGACTAGGCAGTCCCCGCCGCCGGATCTCGTCCTTGCCCTCAATCTGTATCTTGCCGTTGCTCGTAAAACTGTAGCGCACCGTCGCCAGTTCAGCAATCAGCACCTCGTCCTTTGCCATCTTGCAGTCCCGCGCCTCCAGCCACGCTCTGGCCCTGTACCAGAGTTCAGCCTTCAGATTCCTGTAAGTCCCGCCCAGCGCCGGGCTTTCAGCCACGTTGATGCCTCGGGCTGGCAGGTTTAACTCACGCAGGCGGTCCACCACCCCAGCCCCCAAGCCGATGCTGTCCACCAAGATCTCCCGCGGCTGCTGGCTGGGCGGCAGCGCGTTGTACTCGGCCACCACCGCACCTGTGAGTTGCATCAGGTCCAGATTCTTCCAAGTCCGCACCGCCTCGGTCATGGCATTGCCTTGGCGCTTGCACAGCGCCGATCTGTCACTGCCGAACCGGGCCACATCCAAGCCCCACACCACGGGTGCGTGTTGGCTGGGGGCCACATCGCGGGTGACCGCCTGCTCCAGCAAGTCCATCGCGATCACCGTGTCGTCATCACCCTTTGGGAACTCGCCCACCACTCGGATGCGGTAGACGTTGCTCTCCTCGCCGTAGCGCATCTGCATCTCTTTGACGTACTCATCGCTCACCCGTGGCGAGTCCAAGCACGACACCTGAAACGTGGTCCACTCGTCGGCCAGGCGCGTGTGCGTGTCGTAGAAAAACCCGCTACTTCTCACCGGGTTGCCCAGCAGCAGCGTCACAGCGTTGTGCCCAGACATGGACCCTGCCGCCGCCTCAAACACCTGCTCAGGCACGCCTGAAGCCTCGTCGGCCACCAGCATCACATTCTCGGAGTGAATCCCCTGCAAGGCTTCCGGCTGCTCTGCCCTTGATGTCCGCGCTGAGATGAACATCTCGGTCGGCGCAGCGTTGAACTCAATACGCTCTTGCTTAACCGTCAGCAGCCCTTGGAGGGGCACAGGCATCGCATTGATCCACCGCTTCAATTCCGCAAACATCGCGTCATAAAGCTGGCTGCTGGTCGGCGCAGTCACCACCACCTTCACGGGTGATCGGGTCATGAAGTACCACAGCATGGCCCATGAGGATGCCGTACTCTTGCCCACCCCGTGGCCGGACCTGACCGAGATCTTGCGATCCCCTCTGGCAATGGCCTTCAAAAACTCAATCTGCCAGGGGTCAGGGTCAACCCCCAGCACCTCCTGAACAAACAGCACCGGGTCAGGGTGATACCTGTCCACCCACTGCTTAAAGACGTTTTCAGTGCTATTTGCCATAGTTGGCAATTATGCCTTGCCCTGCACCTCTTGCAGCTTCTGGGCGTAGTGCCGCGCCTTGCCAGCGTCATCCGTCCCATCCTTGCGGCCAGCCCTCATGCTGTACTTGATGATGTTGCCCTTGAGGAACCCCTTGAACTCCTCGGGGGTCAGCACCGCCTCCATCACATGCCACGGCTGCATCGGCATGTCCTTGTAATGACTGCCGCTGACTTGGATGTCATCCGCTGTGAGGCCGTTCGCACCAGCGTCCAGCATCTCCATGTGCATATCGCTCAGACCCTGCGGCCTCAATCTTTCCTGACTCATGCTCTTGCTCCTTCAGTAATGACCCACTGGGTCTTTGGCTTTGTGTAATGCGCACCCCACTTCAGGCGGTCTTTGGGATGCGGACAGTCTTCAGGCACATACACCGCAATCCACACCTTCTCAAACTGCCCACGCTTACCCATCCTCCAGCGGTCCACATAGACATCCGGCATGGCCCTCAGTGCCGTTCTGACATTGGCAACGTGCATCCCTGTTGCCTCTGCAATTTCAATTGGAGTCATCCCGCTGGGCCTGGTGCGCAATATGGTGCGTATTTTCTTTTGGCGTATGGGTGTCACTTCACTCGGTCCTTATATCTGTTGTACCGCCAGGCTGTCGCCTCTTTGTCAATCCGCTGCCAGACCACCTCCCGGTCCGGTGGCGTCATCTCGTTCCAGTGCGCCACCTCCAGGTACGTGCGGCCACAGCCCTTGCACTTCTCGTCATACAGCGTCGTGCACACCGCTATGCAGGGACTGTCCGGCCTCATTCGTCCTCCAGCGGCTTGCGTTTGTCTTCACGCCAGATGGCGTACCCGCACAGCAGGCCGTGAAACCAACTGATGCCAATCATCAACCAGGTGTCGGGGTCTAGTTCTCTCATGTGCTGCTCCTTGCTTGGACTAATTCCGCCCAATACGGCGCGTCTTTTTCGTCCTTAAGCCACTTTGCAATCTCGTCCAGCGTTGCGTTGCGCTCGTCAGCACGGACAAGTTCGGCAAAGCGTTCAAGGCATCCCTTTGTCCCGTTGCAGGTGCAATCCCGTATGCCAGCCTCACGCGCCATTTCAATTACGGTCTTCATGTGTTCTCCTTGATTGCATAGTCGTGGAATATCGCCCCCTTGATTGCGTCACCAACCTTGCAGGACTTGACCCAGACGTTCTTGCCTGTTTTTAGCCTTCTCAGGTGGCCTCTGCGCTCATGCAGTCGGGGTGATGCGTGTGTGCCCCCTTTGGACTCTTGGCGGGGCTTAGATGGCTCAATCCACACCGTTTTCCAGTCGTAGGTTGGCAGCTTGCCTTGCTGTATCTTCCGGCGGTTGGTAAATGTGTCACGCACCGATGGGATGTATGCCTCCATGCGGCGATCCATTCCGCTATACCAAGCTCCAAGCTGCGCCAGCATCAACTCAGCAAGTTCTTTGTCTACCGGTTCATCTTCGTTGACGGAACCATAACGAATCTCGTCACCTTCAATGAAGTAAAACATTGCAGGAATAGGGCGCAAGCGTGTTCCAGATGGCCCTTTCCACATGGACACAGAAATCCCTTCATCGGGGTCATCCCCCGCTACCAACATCAGAACTTCGTAGCTTGGGTGGTGACGGGTCTTGCCTTGCCAAGCAACAAAACATTTGCCGAACGGCGGTCTGTGCGTCATTACCGGGTCTAAATTGGCTTTTTGCTTGTCTTCAACTGCACCAGTCATGTCAAACCATTTCATGTCAACAATATCGACTCCAGCATCAGCCATCAGCTTCATGGACGAACGAACAAGTTGTGTGGTCATAAACAACTCCTCAATGTCAACAAGCCAAGCATCAACACGATGAAGGCCCACAGTATCCAAATCAACTGCCCATCAGCAGGGGTTGGCTCGGCCTCCATCTCCTTGCGGATCGGGCAGTCCCGGCCCTGTCGGCAGTTGCCATAGTCGTCACAGCAGGTCATGACCCCCTCGCTTTCAGCATGGCATCGGCAACGGCATAAGCTGTTTCAGCAAGTTTTTCAACACCGCCTGAAAATTGCGAGTTTTTGCCGTTCAGAACAGCATCCCAAATCTGAGCGCCCGTAAGTGCTTGTGCCGCAAAGTAGTCGCGCAGGGTCATTCCGCCCACCGACAGCATTTGCCCATAACCAGGATGGTGCTCAAAGGCCGGAAACGCTGGCCCACCTGTGTTGGCGCTCATACACACCTCCCAGCCGCCTGCTCACGCAGCTTCTCATGCGGCTGCGGCTGGCCCAACAACCAGCGTGCCCCCAAATGCCGAATGCTCTTGATCCACTGCCTTTGGTTGTGCCGACTATGCGGGTACAACGCCCTCACTTTGATCAGGTATGTCGTGTTCATCGTTTACTCCAGGTTGATAGGAATTGCAGTTTAAGGCAAGTTGGTGATGGGGTGCAAGTGCTTAAGAGTCATTTTTTGATGAAGTTAAAAAATTTTTTTTTGGATGAGGGGATGTAGATGGGTGTCAAGTACCGCAGCAGCCGCCCCCGCCGCGGCGGCCCAAGGGGGGGGGTCAGCGCGGCCAGGTCGGCTGGTCGAGTCCATCTATCCACAGGTTTTTGTCCACAGTTATCCACAGATTCCTGTGGATAACTACAAACCTATACCAAACGTATCCATAAATCTGTGGATATCTCAGCATCGACTTAACATAATGGACGTTGTATGAAGCAGCGTCAGTCGTTGGTATTCACTATGCTGCGTTTGCGCAGCGCATCGAGCGCCATGCTGCCCAGGTCAATGTTGACCAGCGGCTGTTGCTTGTCGCCATAGTCATCGTTCATCTTGGAGGCCAGCCAGCGCCTCGTATCGACGCGCAGCTTGGCGACCTGCGCCTCTTGCGGGGTCGCGCTGTCGGCGATCTCCAGCGTCTGCTCGGCTAAACTCTGCCCACCTCGCGTGCGTGCGCGAGCGAGAAGCTCTCCCCGCTTTGCATCCCTATCAACCCATTTGTAAAAGCCGCCAATGCTCACCCCGAGCGCCTTAATCATCGAATCCACGGTCTTACCTTGTGCGATATGGTCAAAGAGCATAGCTTCACCGCCAAAGGCGTGGATCTTTTTATTGATGGCGCTCATCTCTTGGCGATCAACGGTTGCCATCTCGCGTTGATTCATCTGCCTGGCGGCAATGTTGTCAGCCACTTCAGACAGTGTGTTTGCGCTTGCCATTCAGATACTCCTTAATCATTTCAAAACCTTCTGCTGCCGACCGTGCGACCGTGCAGAGGTATCCCCTGTTGTTTAATTGCAACTGCAAAGCCTTCTGCTCTTTGCTCTGCTGCCCTGTGGCCGTCTTCATCTCCACAAACAGCCCGTGGAACCCTCCACAAGCCTCCAGGACGCACAGATCAGGCATTCCAGCCAGTACCCCCTCACCATGCAGCCTAACGCGCTCTGAGGCCGTTCTATCGCCTCCATTCGGTATTGCCGCAATGATGGCATCTGGATAAAACGCTCGGACCCGCTGCACCAGTTTGACCTGCTCAGTGTGTTCGATGCTTTTTCTCAGTCTTGCCACCATGCCTCGGATTCTACCGATGATGGCTTGGCTGTTGCCTTCAAATACAAATGGCAGCGGTGCTTGAGATCCATGGGCAGTGTGGACATACCAGTTGCCTGGCACTGCCATTCCTTCCATGTCACTGTCGCCCAGCCGTTCCTGACCTTGGCATTGTCGAACATCCATTGCAGCGGCCTTGCGTTGACTTTGCGGTGCTTTTCCATCTGCTCTGCTGGCATGGACTGCTTGCAATCCACCTCTACCGCATTAGCGCAGTTTTGGCACAAAACGCGGTCATCCTCGACCCAGCTTGCAGCCTGTGGATAACCTGTGGATAACTCTGAAATCATCATCAATTTACCCCTTAAAAATCTGTATACCTTATGAGTATTCCTAATCCGGTAGACCCCAAAGGAATTTACCGCCTTACCGGATTAGCCCCAGAACCAAGCATTTGTCCGAGACTGGCCTGTGGATAAGTGGGGCAAATAGCCCCCACTTAATCCCCAGACCCAGCCATTGTCTAATCCGGTATACCGCATTACTACCGGATTACTACCGGATTACCGGATTAGACTAATCTGACCCAACCACTGGCACTTGGTGCAATGCCAAACCGCTGAAATATGGCAGTCCCAACAGCCTTTCTGGCATAGGACTGGTCGGCACTTGGCACGGCTTGGTAGACCTCTTGCCACTCCAATTGATAGGCATCTGACAGTTCTTTTGGCACGTTTGGGCGACCTGGCCCCTTACGCATGATGACGTTATGGTGCTGATTGATCAGGGTCTGGATGAAGTTGCAGGCGGCATCAGCGGCATCGGTGATCTGCTGCTGGCGCTTGTCTTCCATCTTGGCGGCGTTGAGTTGCTTGCGGTCAGTCTCACTGGAGGCCATTGGGATGGCGATGCGGCACAACATGGTCTGTGGCTCTCCGTTCTGGTCGATCACGATTTCGGGAAATAGCTGACTGTCGAACCTGATTTCCCTGAAATCTGGCTCGTAGCGGGTTTTGGTCAGTTTCAGGTAGCGGGTGTTGTCCTCGTCCATGAACAAGATGCCAGTCAGGGTGGCATCACCTGTGAAGGCACTGGCTCCACGGGCCATGGCATCTGAGTCTTGTCTTGAGATGGTTTTATTGGTGTGGGTCAGGATGGAGATGGGCGTGTGCAGTTGGACGTAGATGGTCTGCTTGAGGGCTGCGAGGTAGCTGCCGACCTCGGAGTTGTCGTTCTCGTTGTCAATCGCCATGGTGCTGTTGGCCGTGTCCAGCACCAGGTGTGGCCGGATGCCATCGACCGTGTGGCGCATGACGTTGTGGGCCAGCGTGAGCAGATCCTTGACATCCGAGCGCTTGGCATCAATCACCACAAACCAGTTCAGCAGTTCCATGGGGTCGATGTGGAAGTGCTTGGAATAGGCAAACAGGGTGCGGGTGATCTGGTCTGAGTCTTCTGTGACGAATATGGTCTTGCGGCGGGTTTTGGCGGTCAGTGGTGCATCACCAATCTGGAACCCGGCCATGACCATGCAGGCGGCGATCATGGCCGTGGTCTTGCCAACTCCTGGCTGCCCTGCCAAGACAAAGAAGGAATGCGCCCAAAAGCCTTGGATCAGGTATTCAATCGGCTTGAGGCTGGAGATGTCTAGTGTGAGTTCCGGCCATCCTTGCAGTGCATTCAATGGCAGTGGCTCATCCGGTGAGCCTGTCGCAACAGGTACTGGATTCAATATGTTTTGGAAGTCTTCCACGGCTGATTTACGCTCAGTGGCTTTGGTGGGTGACTCCCAGCCGTTTTGCTTTGCCGTGTGGAACAGCGTGCCAAGGGTTACGCCTTTGCCTTGGTGAAAGGACTTCCAGTGGGTGTCGATGTCCTTGTCGCCTTGGTACTTGGAGCCAGATGATGACCACTGCTGCCACAAGTCCTTGCCTTGGCCGCCAAAGGCGGTGTGGAGGGCTTGGCCTAGTTCAATCCATTGGTCGTACTCAATATCAGGGCTGATGAACTGGAGGGCATTGGCCGCACGGGCGTAATCGTCTTGGGGCTTGAGGATGGGGCTGAAGTCGATGGGGGCTTGTGGTGCTGGCTTGGGCTGGTTCAGTTGGTGCTGCTCGATGATTCCCCACTCGGTTAAGAGAGCGTGCAGATCATCCACCTCGATGATGTCGCCAGTGAGTTGGGAGCCACTGAGCAGCACTGACTTGCCTGCGCTGTTATCGAGGCCAAAGACCTCGACCTCTTGGCCTGCGGCCAGCTTGTACTTGGGGAGGATGTTCTCGGCCGTTTTGGCGATCAGGAATATGTGGCGGCCCTTGCCTGAGACTGAGATTTCAGTCAGGGCTTTGTTGGCCTTGACCCACCGGGCCATCTTTTGAATCGCCATGTTGGTGGTGGTCTGGCTGTGCTTGAGGTCAACGTCCAAGACCACCAGATGGCCCTTGGTAGGGATGGCTGCCGCCTTTTGTAGCACCAAACCGAAGTATTGGCCGTGAGGCATGGCATCCATGGCCCAGATGTCCTCGGTGGTGAACAAGAGTTCGGGTGGGGTGTCTCGGGCCACACCCATGGAGCCGTCACGTTTGTAGGGGAGTTTCTTGGAGCCGTCGAGGCTGAAGGTGCAGAAATTAGCGGCTGGGTAGGCGTTGCCTAGCTTAAGCGCCATGGCCTGAGACTGGTCGAATGTTGATCCGTGTTGATCAGGTAAAATACTCATCGCAAACTCCTTGATTTTCTTTGCAAATTTACCCCGACATGATTCGCGTCATGCCGGGGTTTTCTTTTGGGGAATGGGGATTCTAGTCTTGGGCCTTTTGGGCCTTCTCTTTCGCCAGTGATGCCGCTGCCTGCTTCACGCCAATCAGGTCATCGGACACCTCAATCTTGAGGTCGGCAATGGCTGACGGTGACTTCAGGCTGAAGGCTTCTGGGTGGTCCTTCAGTGCAGCCGCTGCCAAGGCTTCAGACTTCCAAAAGCGCGTCTTGCGGCCAGGCTTGAGATTCCATCCACTGATCGTTACGCCTTCAGTCAGTTGCTTCTTAGCGGCGGTGATGACCGCATCGGACCAGTCGGCCGCGAGGTGGGCGAGTTCCAACATCTCGGGGGTAATGGCCGTGTCGGTGGCGAACTCCTTGCGTGCGTTGTCTTGGACCTTCTGGCGCATGGACGGGCAGATGGTCTTGGCCTTGCAGTACTTGCAGGCATCGGGTGATGGGTTGGTGGGGGCATCGGGGCTGAGGGCCAGGTCTGCGGCCTGCTTGAGGGCCAAGCCATGGCTGATCAGGTCCATGCCGCTGACTGTCCACTTGGAGTGGCCTGCACGGGGCTGGAAGATGTGCATGGTGCACTGGATGGAGGCTGGTGCGTTGAACTGCCGCATCACGCCAAGGGCATAGGTCAGCAGTTGCTTGTTGTCCTTGGCCTCGACCAAGACACGGCCAGTCTTGAGGTCGATGACATGGAGGTGGTCACCGTCCACCAGCACAGCGTCAGCGGTGCCGCCAAGGGCTTGGTGCAGGGACTTTAGGCCAGCATCCACGTTGACCTCAATCATGCGCTTGCGTGGGCTTGTGACCAGCGTGTTGACGAATGTGGCGTACTCCTGCGCCATCGCAACGTGTTCGGGGTCGAGGTCAGGGTTGTCGAGTTCCTCGCCTCTGAGCAGCTTCTCGGACAACTCATGGATGTGGGTGCCAATGGCTGCGGCCTCGCCTGCTGGCTCGGGCGGCATCTGCGCTTCAAGCCGGACAGAGCCGGGGCATGTCATAAAGCGTTCAGCGCGTGATGCTGACAGTCGGGCGTGTGCGCGTTCAGTGTGTTGCATGGTGGCTCCTTTAAATAATCTGGTTGATGATGTTTTGCTTTTCGATCACACGTTTTAAGATGTTGTGATCCAGCGAGGCGCGGACTGTGAGCAGATAAATCAGCGGCTTCGTGCCGTTTTTCGTGATGTTCTCGACCCTGCTGCTGGCCTGCTCCAATGCGCTGGTCTGCCAGGTTGGCTCAACAAAGACGATGGTGTCAGACACCGACAGGTCAATGCCCTCACTGCATGAGGCCAGGTTGCCGATAAAGCATTTGGTCTTGCCAGCCTGAAATGCGTCAATGTTTTTCTGGCGCTGCGCTTTAGGCGTATCACCGACCACCTTGACAGGCTTATGCACGCGCAATTCTTCTTCCAATATGTTGACCACTTCTTTATGGTGAGCAAAGACCACGACAGGCTCACCAGCGTGCAGCAAGTCGTCAATGAAGTCAGCAGCCAATGGCGCTTTGCGAATGCCAGCCTCGCGCATCACTTCTGACAGCCCTTCAAAAGCCAGCAGCGCGTTGGGGTTTGCCATCAAGGCATCGACATCAAACTCCTGCTCACGCTTATCCACCGCCAAGTCAAACGTGATCAATGACACCTGCGGCTCTTGGTAGTTCATGAAGATGTCCTCTTTTTTCCGGCGCAGGACATAAGGCTTCATGAGTGCCTTTAACTCGGGAATGTTCGATGCCCCTGAAACATCAAGACCACCCCATGGCGGGTTCCAGGCTTTTGCATACCGATGCACAAAGTCAAACCAGCCGCCACGATAAATGCCCAAGCCATGCAGCACAGGCCACATCTCAGATGGCCTATTGCTCATAGGTGTGCCGCTGAGGGCATACACACGATCAATTTGCTTCATAAGAAACAGCGCGGCTTTAGTTCTTTGCGCCTTCGGATTCTTGACCCGATGGCACTCGTCTAGCACCAGCGTCTGGTAGCCAGCGTTGTTGAAGTATTGCAGCAGGTCGTAATTGATGATGACCACTTGGTGGTCGGTGGTTTTCATCGCATCATTCTTGCCGTTGACCACCCGCACAGTGGCGTTGGACAGCTTGTTGAATGCAGCCTCCCACACGGTCTTGGCGATGGCTGGGCAGACGATCAGGGCAGGGAGATGTTCAAGTGCTGCGGCTGCTGTGGGTAAAGTTTTTCCCACGCGCGGCTGGTCGGCCAAGATGGCCCTCTTGGTGTCCAGCAAGAACTGCTTGGACTGCTCTTGGTGCGGATATAGCTTCATCGGTTTCCTCGGTTTAGCGGTTGAAAGAGCCTCAATTGTGCGGTGTAAAAATCTTTTATACAAGCACTTTGTTTGTGCTAAAGTGCAACTGCTCCATCACCTGATGGGGCTGAAAACCTGTTAAACGATCACAACCAAAGGAACCGATCATGACTACACGTGTGACAACTGGCGAGGTGCGCACCTCTTACTTCTCGGCCTTGCAGGCACGCAAGAATGAGATGAATGGCAAGGATGAATTCAGCACCCAGATCCTGATTCCCAAGACCGACACGGCCACCTTGAGCGCCATGAAGGCTGCGGCCAAAGAGGCATTGGCTGCCAAGTTTGGCGACAAGATCCCCAAGAACGTGCGTAATCCTCTGAGAGACGGTGACACCGAAACCAAGACCGATGGCAGCCCACTGGGCCGCGAGTATCAGGGCCATTACTTTTGCAACGTCAAAAGCACCAGCAAGCCGGGTGCAATCGACACGCATGGCAATGACCTGATTGGGTCTGATGACATCGTGAGTGGCGACTTTGTGCGCGTGTCCTTGAATGCCTATGCCTACTCTCAGGCAGGCAATAACGGGGTGTCGTTCGGCCTGAACAACATCTTGCTGGTCAAGAAGGGCCAGCCGCTGGGTGGTGCCAAGCCATCTGCTGCGGATGACTTTGGCATCACCCGTGGTGCCGCAGCCCCTGCCGCGGCCATGGAGGCGTTTAATGACGAATGGTAAGCACCTAGTGGCAGCGCATGTCGATCAGGCGCTACACGACAAGCTGGAGGCCACCTCGCAGGCCTTGGGCATGTCTAAGGCTGCGCTTGTTCGGTATCTGCTGCGCACGGGCCTTGAGTCTCCCGTTGTGCTATCAGTGCAAATAAAGCAGCCTCCATCTGATTGACCGAGGTCCACAGAGGATCAACAGCCCCAGACAGCCATCTGCTGACCTGGGGCTGTTGTATTTGGGCCAGCGTGCAGACCTGCTTCATCTGGATCTTGTGCAGACGCGCCATGTCTCGGATGTCGTGGATGGAGTTCATGGCGGCATTTTACTTGGCATTGTTGTTAATTTCAGACACAAACAAATAGGTGTTGCACAGTGTTTGTATTTAGTCCACAATGTGTTGCTACATCAACAGGAGAACCCCATGAAACACCACAAATACCACCAGCATTACCAAGTCAAGGCCGCCAAGTTGCACGCACGCGCAGAGGCGTGTCTGGATGTTGCTCTGGCCGTCGTCATCGGCGTGGCCTTGGCCGCCTGCCTGTTCTACGGGTTGTCGGCATGAGAGTCAAAGACCTGACCATTGCTGACCTGCCCGAGTTGGAGGTCCAGCTTCAACATGCACTGGACCGTGCGCGTGCCACATCACTGCCAGCCCATGCTGTGCGCAATTGCCCCAGCGACCTGCAATCCTCTGACCAAGCCTGGCGCGAGGTCAAGAGCCTTCAATACATCATAGGATGCCTCGAAAATGGCCGACCAATTTATTAAGACCCCCGCCAACATGATCGACAAGATGGCTGGCACATACGATGGCAAAGAGTTGCTGCCATACACCGGGAGGCCCGGCGCGATGGATGCGTACAAGCTGCCCAGCCTGATGCACTTCGGATCTGTGTACCGCAAAGACCTGGCCGAGTTATGCAAGCTGGACTGAAGCCGCGCATCCGGCCAAAGCTGGAACTCGTCATGGCCGATGGCCGTGCGAGGTGCGACCGGGAACTGGTGGACATCATCTTCTGTGAGCGCAGATCTGTGCAGCGCGAGTTGGAGAAGATGCACCAGCAGGGGCTGGTTCACATCGCTGGCTGGGCCAAGGCGGGTGCCAGTTACCGCTGGCGGCCTCAGTACAGGCTGGGTGATGGTGAGGATGCGCCATGCCCACCGCCCACTGGCCGGACCAGCACCCAGCGGGTGCATGAGTTCCGCGCCAAGATGACCGCCGATGACAAAGACTTTGCCGATGCCAGGCGCAGACAGCAAAGGCGCGTGGTCAAACGCGACCCCTTAGTGGCTGCTTTTTTTGGGTCAGTTACCAAGTAGGCCGCCCGACATCCCGCCAACTTGACCAGCCCCAAAGCCAGCCACACCAGCAGCGCGTGAGCGTGACGCATTGATCTGTCGCACGATCTCTTCCAGCCGCTGCAATTGCTGCGGGTCACGCGACAGCAAGATGCGACCAATCTCATTGCGCACAGCCTCTGGCGTGCGGGTCTGGTTGGCGAGGTTGGTGGCGGCTGCAATGATGCCTGTGGGGCTGCCAGTCGAGGCAGCGGCCAAGGTCTGACCGAGTGGCGCAATGTCCAGATCTGCCGTACCCGCCAAGCGTGCAGCGGTTTGCGATCCACGGCCAGCCGACTCCATGCCTTTAAGGCGTGCCTCTTTGGCGACCGCAGCCGCAAAGGTGCGGTAATCATTGCCAAATGCGGCCTTCAGGCGCTCTTGCGTGGCTGGCTCTTTCCACATCTTGAGCAATGAGGTTTGGCCTGATTCCGTGCCAGTGGACTGGCGCAAGGCTTGCAAGGCACCAATGCGGAATGCGTCCACCTCAGAAGGCGATAAATTCCGAGTGGCCTGCTGTACGTCCAAAATGTCCCCGCGCATGACGCTGCGACCAATCTCGGCAGCATCCATCATTTGCGATGGGCCAGCCCATGTTCTCAGGGCCATGGTGTATGCCGATTGACCACCGATTTTTGGCGACTGTTTTTCCAGTTCACCGATCAGCTTTAAGCGCACTTGGTCATATGCGTTGGCCTGCTCATTGCTGCCACTGCGCCGCAACGATTGAGATGCGTCATACAGCGATTGCTTCAGCGAATCCAGCACGTTCATTGGCACGCTTTGACCTGGCTGCAACTGGGACAAGTCAATGTCCTGACCTGTTTTGGTTTTAAAGAGCAATTCAGCGTCACGTTGCACGGCCTGCGATTTGTTCAAGACATCAGCCACAGCGTCATCCACTGTTGCCGTTGCGCGGTCAACGGCTGCGTAATATGGGCGCGACTGGGTAAAACGCTGCTGGCTAAAGTCTTCCAGTTTTGCCAAATATTGCGCACCTTGTGTGCCAAGGGCGGTGTCGGCAGCAGTCATGAGTCGGCCAGCGCGGCCTGCTTGACGTTCACGAATGGCACGCTCCACCGCATCTGTCGTGGTGCCTGGCAGTGTGGCCTGCACATCGAGCAAATTGCGGGTGGACTTGCCACCCACATCGGCAATGCGTGCTTCTGGCCCAAGGCGTGCCAAGCGTGTCTGTGCGCGGGTCAGGGCACTGGAGGCCAAATCCTCGGGCACATCACGAATCAAAGCCTCTGCCACCTTCTGCTGGGCGTAGGTGCCAGCCGCAGTGGGTGACACCCGAGCCATACCCTGACGGCCAACAGCGCCAAGCACCGACATGGCTGGCTGGGAAGCAGCACCCAATGTGCCGCCAACAATGGTGCTTTTGGCAGCGTCTTGCAGCATGTCAAAAGCGTTTTCTTCTGTCGAGCCGCCAAGGCCGCTGAGAAAACCATATCCAGCCCCAGACGCGCCAGCCTGTGCTGTGCGCTGACCCAACCCCATCACTTGGCCCGTGGCAGGTGCAGCAGTCAGGTAGCGGCCAGCAGCTTGCACTGTAGGCGCAATGCTGGGGGCTGCTGCGGTGATAGATGGCATGACCGCACGGCCAATGGCTGTGGGCGCTCGGGTCAGAGCCATGGGGCCGCTGGCGACAATCTGCCCACCAGCCGCCAAGAAGGGCGACTCTTTCTCATAGGACTCAGCAGCGCCGCGCACAATGTCGCGGCCTTGGCGATAAGCCTCACCCAATGGGATGCCTTGCTGAATGGCTTTGACTGGTGCGCTGATGGCCCCAGCCAACTCATCAAAGAAACCAAAGGTAGGTCCAGCCATGGCACTCGCCAACCCTTTTTGCAGCGTGCTTTGCTTGGTTCCTTCCCGGTAGGCAGGCGACTGCCCCAAGAACTTCAGGATCTCATCGGGCTTGTACTGGTTTTCTAGGGCTGTGGTGACCTGTGGCCCGACATCTGGAAGCTGGGCCAAGAAGTCAACAATCTGAACGTCAGTAAAGCCCTCTTTTTTGGCAGCTTTGATTTTGTCCTTGATGTCTTCCATTATCGGACTCCAAAAATGTCGTTTAAGTCTCGGCGCTGTCTTGGCGTGCCACCAGGGGTCAGGGTAGGCTTGCGCATCACTGATGGGATATTAGCCGCTGGACCCAAGGCGGTGCCCAAGTTTTTGAAATTGTAGGCTTGGCCGAATTGCTGATACTCGTCGCGCTTTTGGTTGTATGCCTGACCAGCCGCTGCATACAGTTCATTCGCCAATGACTTAAAGTCTTCGCGCTGAGTGGGGGTCAGCTTCTCGCCCGTCATCAAATTGTTAAAGTAGTTTTGCAGACGGTCCAACCGACCAGCCGCAGCCATGGCAATGCCCAATTCAGACTCACGCACCACAGATCCAGGGTCCAACAGTTTCATGATCTTGGTCGCGCCAGCCACATCGCCGATGGGTGTGCCTGCGCTCAGAGATGACACCACCTGACTAAAGGCTGCCTTCATGTCGTTGAAGTCTTTGTAGATGGGTTCACCTTTGAAGGCGCTGCCCAGCTTCATCTCATTCTCAAAGCCCTTTTGACCGCCCGTCATGTCCACAGGCACTTTGACGTTCACGTTAGAGGCACTAGATTGGCGCAGCTTCATGACGTTTTCCATCGTCACTGGCGTGCCAGTAGCTTGCAAAATTCTGACTTCTGATGGCGAGGCTTCTGGCTTGTCCAGTTGGCGTAAGCCCTCCACCGTTTCTGGCAGACGCAATGCACGCAGCGTGCGGATGGATTCTGGTGTTGGCTCGGGCTTGAGCGCATCCATTGCATACTTCAAGCCCTCGGCGCGAGGCAAGCCGCGCATGATGGCACGCTGCTGTGCTGTGAGGCCACTGAAAGGGTTGGACGCTGCGGGTGCCGCCACAGGGGCTTGTGGCACCATTTGGGCAGGGGGAGCCACCTCGCGCATGTTGTCGCTGGTCTGCACCGTCAAGGGCATCACCGGGTAGTCTGTAGGCCCAGGAGCGGCCAAGCCAGGAGCGGCCAAGCCAGGAGCGGCCAAGCCAGGAGCGGCCAAGCCAGGAGCCGCTGTCGCTGGTGCGGGTGTACCCTCCAACAATTTCAAATAATCGAGGTTGCGCTGACGCTCGTCTTGCGACTCTTTGAGCTTCTCACCCAGCAACAACTCTTGCAGCGATCCGGCACGGGCTTGTTGGTAGCCCTGCTGCCCCGCCTGCAAGGCAGCGCCAAGGGCTTGGCCCAGACCCACACGCTGGCGGCTGGGGCCACTGGCGGCCAGCAGCGCAGCGGCAGCCGAAAGGTTGGCGTTGCGGTTCAGCAGCCTGCGCTGGTCAGCAGACAGCAGTGCGTCCAAAGCAGATGGCGTACCCCGTGGGGCAAACATGTTCATGAAGTCAATTGCCATGTCGCTCTCCTTAACTCAGCAGGCCAAGCAGGCCGCCAGCAACAGCCCCATATGGGCCAAACATTTGCCCACCAGCCAAGGCACCACCCAAGGCGCCGGACGCTGGGTTACTGTATGTGGGCGTGCTGACCGTGCCACCCAAGTTGGCAGGGCTGGCACCCAGCGATGACTGGACGATGCCCAGACGCTGCAAGCCGATGTTGCGGATGGCATCCATCTGCTGCTGATCGGCTGCCTGACGCGCACCGCCTGCACCCATGACAGCCTGCGCACCACCAAGGCGCAAAGCCTGCTGCTGTGCTGCCAAGCTGCCGAGTTGCTGCGCACCGCCCAAGCGCAACTGAGCGCCTTGCAGGCCAGCCGTTTGGTTGGCCGCCGCCGCTTGCTGTTGGCGTGCCAAGTCAGCCGCCTGCAACTGCACAGCCTGGTTGAAGGCGTTTTCGTTGAGTTGTGTCCCCAAGGTGCCAGCCTGCTTGGCAAAGCCTGCATTGGTCAGCGCCTCGGCCACACCTTGGCGAGATCCACCAAATGCCCGAGCCTGCATGGCACGCTCACCTGTCTGCTGCACAGCAGCACGCCGTGCAGACTCCAAGTCACCCAAGGCGTTGGCACGCACTTGGGATGTGTAGGGGTTCATGTAGCTGGCAATGTTGCCAGGGCCAGTCATGCCGAGGTTGGCCTGACCCGCAGTCTGCATGGCTGGCTGGTAGATGCCGCCATAGGCCGCCATCTGCGCGGCCAAGTCCGTGCCGCTGATGCCTGGGCCAGCCAAGCTAGTGTTTACCAGTGCTTCCTCGCCAGCTTGGTACAGCGGGTTAAACCCAGCAAACTGCTGCACAGGCAGCGCACCAGCCACGCTTTGGGCGTTCTGGAAGTTGGCTAGGAATGCCTCTTTAATGTCTGGATCAACCGCATTGGTCGTTACATCTGGTGCGCCGCCTTTTGACATATCTGCCTCTCAATCCAAAAGTGATTTAATTTTCTTGGCTGGAATCTTGCCTTCGTTGATCATGTCCAGAAAGCCCTTGCCGTATTTGTTGACCGATGATTTTTTGATAACGTATTCGCCGCGCTGAATGTTGATCTGGCCCTCATCAGGACCAGCCGGATCGGGGCCAAAGACTTTGGTGATCAGTCCACCCATGTAGGCACCAGAGCCTGGTGTGCCATCACTGCCGGGAGCATCTCCCGTGTCGCCACCAAAGCCGCCACTTTGTCCGGCAGCCCCTTCTGAGCCGTTATCACCACCACCAAAAGCATCGCCACCTTGCCCAGATAGGTCTGCGGCATTTTGGGCAGCCAAGGCGGCTGCGGTTTGTGCGTCCATCCTCGCCGCACGCTCTTGCACCACACGCCCGTACAGGTTTGGATCGTAAATGTTTGGGTTGTAACCACCGATAGGCTGGCTGGCAATAGCGCCTGCATACGGGTTGCTGAAGTCTTGCATCTGGTTCATCACCGCACTATAGGGTGATACCCCGCCCGTGACTCCAGGGTTGTACTGGCCGCCCAATGGGCTGTTGATGTAGTTCTGGAAATTCTGGTCAAAACTTTGTACACCAATTGGAATTGAGGTGTAAGTGCCACGGGTGTTGGGTTGAAGTCCTTGCGTGGCATTTGCAAATGGGTTTAGCATTCCCTCTGCACGCAGTCTTGCCGCCACCTCTTCGCGCCTTACTTGAGCGTCAATCGCTCCCTGTCGCTGTGCAGTAGCACGCGCAGCCGCATCCGCAGCTATCCTGGCCGCTGCGAGTTGTTCTGCCGTGGCTGGCTCAGACTCCTGCGCACGCGCCTGGGCAATGGCAGTTCGAAAACGCGCCACTTCATTGCTGTCAATTTCAGGGCCAAACAATTGGCTGAAGTAATCAATGCCGCCAGCATCGCCTGCTCGGCCTGCATATTGCTGGTAAAGCTGTTCGACCGTAAGATTTGTAGGTTCGGCAGCAGCCTCGTCAGACCCCTGCGCACGCGCCTCGGCAATAGCAGTCTGGAAACGCGCAACCTCTTCAGGCTCAATCGTTGGGCCAAATAGTTGGTTGAAGTAATTTATGCCACTTGGGTCACCTTCGCGGCCTGCATATTGCTGGTAAAGCTGTTCGACTGTCAACGCAGCACCTGTGCCTGTGGCAGCACCTGTGCCTGTGGCAGCACCTG